ATAGCTTGGTTGGTCACTGAGCCAGAGCTATTCGCGATTGGACTTGCAGTCGCAGAAACACCTCCAACGGTCTCAGCACGTACAGGTACCTGTGGCAATAGTAATGCTATTACTGGGAGAATATACTTGTAGTGTCGGTTACGCTTGTAACCTCGGTCGTTCTTTGAATAATCGTTTGATTTTGTAAACCAGGACCCGAGTACGTTTCTGTGAACTGAAACGCTGCTCCTGGTGTTGTCTGTGTGAAACTTGGTTTCGTTGTCACTCCAGTCCATGTCGATGTCACTCCATCAATAGTTACATTGTTTGATCCTGTCCCTGGGGACAGACTTCCATTGGCAGTAATACCAGTACCCGTCGCGGAATACTGATACCCTGTCGCATAGTCCATAGAATTTATGGTCTCAGTTATTTTTGAGGTCGTCTCTGTGTGGCTCGTCATCGAGCCCTGGGTGAAGTTTGGGACCACGGGGACCGCCTGGACAGCGGCAGCAGTAGTCAAGACTACCGCCGCACTTGTCGCAATATATGTGATTGTCCTTCCAAAATGGGTCATCTCTAACACTCATGTAGGGTTACTGACCGATCGTGATTTCGCTCACAAATTGTCCTGTCGCACTTGTACCTGATCCGCCTGCGGTCACCGTCATGGCACCTGTGGTCAGGATGGTACCTGCTAATGTGTCCTTCGATCCAGCCGCAGTGCTTGTAACTGAGGAGAAGTTAGGAACAGCACCAGTGGACGGTGCAGAAGTTGGCACAGCGTCGCCTTGGGTGAACGACTGCGTGTAGCTGAACGCCGATCCGTTACTTGCCTGGGTTGCTGCAATAGCACCAGGTGCCAACAGACCAGAAGTGATTGTTCCAGTGGAGATTGTTCCAGCAGTTGTACCGTCAGTGGTATTCACTCCACTACCAGATACACTGTAGGTCGAACCGATCCTATCTACTTGAGTCGCCGCTGCGTTCACAGTCAGTTGAACGCTGCTTGACATTTTACTCGTAATATCGGCATGTGCTGGTGCCGTCAAACCTAACATTGCAAAAAGCACGAGTGCTTTTTTCATTTCTAATAGCTTTCAATAAACGTGTGTATGACTATTTAGATATAATTTTTTTCTAGATTACCGTAATTATAAATACGGTATCCCACCGCACCTTTTTCACTAAATAATGGTGGTTGCCTTCGGGGACCACACAATAAAACTCGCTTATTAAGGAGCATAAAATGACTGGACTTAGAAAGTTTGGTACCAAAGATTTTGGTGCCATCGTTGACGCTGCGGAAAGATACAGCGTCGGATTCGATGACCTGTTTTACAGACTACATTCCTATGGAATGGGATCTGTTAACGAAGCGTATCCACCATATAACATCGTGAAAGAATCAGAAGTTAAATGGAGGATCGAAATGGCACTTGCTGGTTGGGACAAGGATGAGTTTGAGGTAACAACGGAATCGAACGTCCTCCTGATCAGATCAAAGGCAGCAAAGGTTAAAGGGGAAGAAGAGTACATGCATCGTGGAGTTGCAACTCGTACCTTTGCTAGAGGATTCAACCTATCTGATGATGTAGAAGTCGGTGATGTGAAGTATAAGGACGGTATGCTTACCGTTGCACTTAACAAGATCATTCCTGACCATCAGAAGTTAAAAGTGTATGAAATAAACTGACTATATAATATGCAACTAAAGAGACCTCGCCCATGGGGTCTCTTTTTGTTTGGAGTTTGGTATGAACATGTATGTAAATCTGTGTCCAAAGTATACGGAAAACTCAGAAACCGTTACAATGGATGTGCCAACTGAATATGTCGATGAACTGATGCGTTACGCGCACATCCTTGCTGATGAGAGGAATCAAACAGCAAGGAAAGCATTAGTTGACATTGTGCGCTATACTTTTAATACATTAATGGAGAAGGAGCATGACCGTAAAAGTCGTAAGAATGGTCAACGGCGAAGACGTGATCGCTGACATTAAGGAGATTCGGAAAGACGAGGAAACTCCTGGTGCAGTCGCATACATGTTTGAAAAACCATACTCAGTACAGATCTTGGAGTCTACTGAGATGTTGTTTGAGGAACCGACTGCGACTAAACAACCACAGAAGGTCAATGACCTTGACTTGAAATTTTATCCTTACTGTCCACTCTCCAATAAACCTGAGATTGTAGTTGCAGTGCATCAGGTTGCACTCATCTATGATCCCCACCCTAGCGTGAGTGGGAAATACCTTGAACTAATTAATGCAATGGAGAACGACAATGCAGGAAACTTTGAAGTTGATTATTCTCACCAACCACCTGTACCTTCTGGGGAAGGTAACTGAACTGGATGAGGAACCTAACTTCCTTATTGAAGAGTGCTACAAAGTGGAGAGCGAAGAAGAACTTAGTAAGTATCCGCTCTACACAGAACAGCGTTATCTCTTCTTGACTTCTGACGTAGTATTGAGTATAGTAGATCCATCACCTAAGGTGGCAGACCTGCACTCGAAAACTACTGGATGAAGTTTTATACAAACGTTTTACTACTGGGCGACAACATCCTGTACCGTGGATATGAGAATGGGCAAGAGGTCAAGTACCGTGATCGGATTCGACCGACCCTATACTTTGTCACACAGGATCAGCGAAGGGAATCACCGTATCGTACGTTGGATGGACGCTATGCCCATCCACAGAAGTTTGATGGTGCACGGGATGCACGAGAGTTCATACAGAAATACGATGCTGTAGATGGTATTGAGGTCCATGGTTACGAACGATTCGTTTACCAATGGATCTCTGACAAGTTCAAGGGATCTGTCAACTTCGATATGTCACAGATGAAGATCTGGACAATCGATATTGAGGTCGCTTGTGAGAATGGATTCCCTGATGTGCAAGCATCCGCTGAGGAAATGTTGTGCATCACGATGAAGAACGTGAACACAAAGGAGACTATCACCTGGGGCACCAGGGAGTTCTCTCCTGCTGATACTGAGTATCGTGTGTTCTGGACTGAGCAGGAGATGTTGCAGAACTTTCACAAGTGGTGGGTGGATAACACTCCCGATGTGATTACTGGTTGGAACTGTAACCTGTACGACATCCCGTACATCTGTAGACGCATGGAGCGTGTGCTGGGTGAGAAGTGGATGCGTTCACTGTCTCCCTGGAACAAGGTGGACATGCGTGAGGTCGTGATCAAGGGACGTACTAACCTTGCATACGAGGTTGCTGGTGTAACAATTTTAGATTACCTTGATCTTTACCAGAAATTCACGTATAGTAATCAAGAAAGTTACAGACTTGATCACATTGCATATGTTGAACTGGGTCAAAACAAGCTCGATCACAGTCAGTTTGAGAATTTCAAAGACTTCTATACTTCTGACTGGCAAAGGTTCGTGGAATACAACATCCAAGATGTTAACCTTGTTGATCGTCTTGAAGACAAGATGCGCCTACTGGAGTTGGCGCTCACTCTAGCGTATGACGCTAAGGTAAATCTCAGTGATGTGTACTCACAGGTTCGCATGTGGGATACACTGATCTATAACGACTTGAAGGGTCGCAATATTGTTGTGCCCCCTAAGATCTCCACACAAAAAGATGACAAGTATGCAGGTGCATATGTGAAAGAACCAGTCCCAGGTGTTTATGACTGGGTTGTTTCCTTTGACCTGAACAGTCTATATCCTCACCTCATCATGCAGTACAACATCTCGCCAGAGACGTTGATTGATGAAAGGTTCCCTGGTATTACGGTAGATAAACTTTTACAAGAAGAAGTCACGCCGAACCCTAAGTATTGTGTCTGTGCTAACGGTGCTCAGTATCGTAAGGACATACACGGATTCCTTCCAGAAATAATGCAACGGATCTATGATGAACGAAAGATATTCAAGAAACAAATGCTTGCCGCTAAGCGTGATCTTGAAAATGCCAAGTCACCTGCAGAGACCGAAACACTACAAAAATCTGTGTCCAGGTTCAACAACATCCAAATGGCAAGAAAGATCCAACTCAACTCTGCCTATGGTGCCATCGGAAATCAATACTTCAGGTATTACAATCTGGCAAATGCTGAGGCGATTACTCTATCGGGACAGGTAAGTATCCGATGGATTGAAAACAAAATGAATACTTACCTTAATAAATTACTGAAGACTGATGATTTTGATTACGTTATTGCTTCTGATACTGATTCCATCTATCTCAATTTGGGTCCTCTGGTTGAAACTGTATTCGCGAAGCGAGAGAAAAGCAGTGCGAGCATTGTTGGGTTCCTTGACAAGGTGTGTGAAGTGGAATTTGAAAAGTATATTCAGAATTCTTATGAAACGTTGGCAACCTATGTAAATGCCTACGAGCAGAAGATGTTCATGAAGCGTGAGACCATCGCTAACAAGGGCATCTGGACTGCTAAGAAGAGGTATATCCTCAACGCCTGGGACATCGAAGGTGTTCGTTTTGAGAAACCCAAACTCAAGATGATGGGCATTGAGGCAGTCAAGTCTTCCACTCCTGGTGCATGTCGCACCAAGATTAAGGAAGCACTGGAGATCATGATGAGTGGCACAGAAGATGATCTACAGAAGTTCGTCTCAAACTTCCGTCAACAGTTTGAGAAGATGCCACTAGAGGACATTGCATTCCCTCGTGGATGTAATAACATTGCCAAGAATAGTTCACCACACTCAATCTATGGCAAGTCCTGTCCTATTCATGTACGTGGAGCACTGCTCTACAATCACTACGTGAAGAAGCACAAGTTGACGCACAAGTTCCCACTGATTCAAGAGGGTGAGAAGATCAAGTTCTTGTATCTACGCAAACCAAACCGTATTAATGAGAACGTTATCTCTTTCTTCCAAACTCTTCCGCAGGAGTTTGGACTTGACAAACAGGTGGATTACGAACTACAATTTCAAAAGAGTTTCCTCGACCCACTCAAGGCAATCCTTGATACGATGGGTTGGCACCACGAACCGCAAGCAACCTTGGAGTTTTTATTCGGATGACATCATCTTTTTTCGCAGATATTGTACAGGAGTTAGACAATGACTACGCTGGTGTGGTCAGTGATGGCGTTGCTGCAGGCGACGTTAATCGTTTTATCGACACTGGCAGTCATATCTTTAACGCCTTACTTAGTGGTTCTATTTTTGGAGGTCTTCCCGCTAATAAAATCACAGCCCTGGCAGGAGAATCAAGCACTGGAAAGACTTTTTTTGCTCTCAGCATCGTTCGTTCTTTCCTTGATAGCAATCCTGACGCTGGAGTCTTTTATTTTGAAAGTGAGTCCGCCATTTCTAAATCTATGATTGAGGAGAGGAACATCGACTCTAGTCGTATGTACCTCGTACCTGTTGTGACTGTGCAAGAGTTTAGAACTCAAGCACTGAAAGTCCTAGACAGGTATCTCTCACAACCAGAGGCAGATCGCAAACCTATGATGTTTGTGTTGGACTCTCTGGGTATGTTGTCTACCACTAAGGAGATTGAGGACTCCGAGGCAGGCAAAGAGACCCGTGACATGACCCGTGCACAGGTGGTCAAGTCTATCTTCCGTGTGCTTACCCTTAAACTGGGTAAAGCAAACGTTCCTCTGCTAGTCACCAACCATACATATGATGTGGTCGGTGCCTATGTGCCCACAAAAGAAATGGGTGGTGGTAGCGGACTCAAGTACGCTGCTTCCAACATCATCTTCCTGTCTAAATCCAAAGAGAAAGACGGCAAGGAAGTCATTGGTAACCTTATCAAATGTAGAGCACAAAAATCTCGATTAACTAAGGAGAATTCTCTTGTTACAACACGTCTTTACTACGACGAACGTGGACTGGACAGGTATTACGGACTACTGGAATTGGGTGAGAAGCATGGAATCATCCCAAGGAAGGGGAATCGCGTTGTATTTGGTGAATCTTCCGCTTTTCCTTCTGTGGTTCTTGCCTCTCCTGAGAAGTATTTCACAGAAGAAATAATGGCACAACTGGAAGAAGCAGCACGTAAGGAGTTTGGATATGGATCTTAAGGATTACATCAAAGTCTATGATGATGTCCTTGATCCTAACGTCTGTCGCAATGCAATCAAAGTTGCAACTGAGACAGAAGCAGAACGGTGGGACCAAGATGGTCGTCCATCGTTCAACATGATCAACATCACTCTAGAAGCAGAGAAGCATAAGAAACAGGAGTGGATGAAGATCCACAACGAACTGATCTTGGCAATCAAGTATGCATCCGAGAGGTACATGCTTGAACTAGATCTACGTGAGAGGTTCCCTCCCAGGAATACTATCGAACAGATCCGTCTCAAGCACTATGCTGCTAATGGTATTGACAGATTTGACAATCATGTAGATATAGGCGATCATGATAGTGCTCGTCGCTTCCTTGTCCTTTTCTTCTATCTGAATGATGTGGAAGAAGGAGGAGAAACAACCTTCACACACTTGGATTACTCAGTAAAACCAAAGCAAGGTAGTTGTTTATTGTTCCCACCGACATGGATGTACCCCCATGCTGGTGAGAAACCAGTCAGTAATGACAAGTATATCGTCGGTACCTATCTCCATTACGTTAATGCAAATTGATACGATTGTCCTCAGTAAACTCATACTTGATGAGGAATACTGCAGAAAGGTATTGCCTTTCATCAAACAAGAATATTTTGAAGACTACACATTAAAAGTTATTTTCGACGAAATCTCTACTTACGTTGATAAATATGAGGGTTTGCCAGAGGCAACTGCGATTGCAATCGGCATTGACAAACGTCAAGATGTAAACGAATCAACCTATAAAGAAATCATTTCTTTCCTGGGTAACCTGGACAAGGATCAATACAACAAAGAATGGTTGTATGATACTACAGAGAAATGGTGCAAAGAACGTGCGATCTATATCGCTCTCATGGAGAGCATCAAGATTGCAGATGGGCAAGACAAGACACGCTCTAAGGATGCTATCCCTTCTATCATGTCGGAAGCACTTGGAGTTTGTTTTGATGATCATGTTGGACACGACTACTTACTGGACTCGAACGACAGGTATGACTACTATCACAGAAAGGAAGAAAAGATTCCCTTCGATCTCGAATATTTCAACAAGATCACAAAAGGTGGTCTCTCTAATAAAACTCTCAACATCGCTCTTGCTGGTACGGGCGTCGGGAAGTCTTTATTCATGTGCCATGTCGCTGGTGCCTGCCTCTTGCAAGGGCTCAACGTTCTCTACATTACATGTGAAATGGCAGAGGAGAAGATTGCTGAACGAATTGACGCAAACCTCCTCGACACAAACATCCAAACACTGAGTGATCCTCTGTTCTCAAGACAGAAGTATCAGAACAAAATCGATATACTTAATCAGAAGACACAGGGTAAACTTATCATCAAGGAGTACCCAACTGCATCGGCAAATGCTAACCACTTCAAGTCATTGTTGAATGAGTTATCATTGAAGAAGGGATTCAAACCCCACATTATCTTTGTAGATTACCTGAACATTTGTGCATCCTCTCGTTACAAGGGGAACATCGTTAACTCGTACACCTATGTTAAATCAATCGCTGAAGAACTCCGTGGTCTTGCTGGTGAGTTCAACGTGCCTATCGTTAGTGCTACTCAAACTACAAGGTCTGGTTATGGGAACTCTGATGTTGAGTTGACTGATACCAGTGAGTCCTTCGGTCTTCCTGCAACTGCTGACATCATGTTCGCTCTTATCTCAACTGAAGAGATGGAGAACTTGAATCAGATTATGGTCAAGCAGTTGAAGAATAGATATAACGACCCCACTATGAACAAACGTTTTGTCCTAGGCATTGACAGAGCGAAGATGAGGTTGTATGATTGTGATCAAGCACAACAAAATATTGTTGACTCTGGTCAAGAAGTTGTGGACATGCCTATCAAGAAATCTTTCGCTGAACTAAAAGTATGAACAGTAATTTTACTAATGATGCCAACTCTAATGATGAAATGGCGAAGAAGGCAGAACAGTTCTCGTCTAAGACGCAGGACAAAGTTGAGAACATGGCAGCGGATGCACAAGACATTCGCGATGCTACTTACGAGAGTGCAGATGACGTTGCTAACGACGACCGAGTTAAAGACGCATATAAAACTAAGGAACGGATCAAGGAGAAGACGGCAGAAAAGCGTAAGAAGAAAAAGATCGAGAAGTTTGAAGTGGATCTTGACAAGTACATGGAGTTTGTTGATCAAACAACTTCACGTCATTCACAAACGACTGCTGATTACAAGGAACGTATTGAAGAGTTGGTTGCTGCTGGTTGCAATCTTGCCCGACTTGATACTGCTGCAAGTGGTCTTGTTGCGGAGGCAGGTGAGTTTATGGAGATCGTAAAGAAGATCAAGTTCCAAGGAAAACCCTGGGATGAGGCGAACAAAGAACACCTTCAGAAAGAACTGGGTGACATCATGTGGTATGTTGCTCAGGCAGCGATGGCATTGAACGTCCGTCTGGATGATGTGATCTATCTGAACACCATTAAACTTGCTGCTCGTTATCCGACTGGTGAGTTTACAGTTGAGCATTCTGAACATCGCAAGGCAGGTGATATTTAAGATTTGGAAATACGCCTTAGGGAGTTATTCAGATGATAAGACTGAACCCTATGACAACTACATTACTGCAGTTCGCAGTATCATTTTTGTCAGTTATCTTGTCACCAACTGTTTTATTATTAGTGGAGTAATCCGTCACTGGAACTCCGCTACCCCTGATCAATGCCAAGATCGTTCTCAAATGCCGACTCGAAGTACAAGGACAGGATATTCACCCGTTCTGGAAAGAGGAGGTTAAGTAAAAGTTTGCTATTAGTTCTAGAACTTAATGATGCAATGGAACACCTTGGATGGGACCTGAGTAAGGTTGAGTATGAGGTTGTTACTCATCATGATGTCCCCGATAGGGATGACGGTTACATTGTTATCCGTAAGACAAACCCCGATACTTGGTACGTTAACAACAAGGATGTAAAAAATGACTGAAGACACACTGCTTTCATCACGACAATCTACTGCTTTGATGAAAAAGATTCACGATGATATTAAAGACACCATCGCAAACCTTGGATGGGATTCCTACGATGATGTGGTTGTGGAGGTTGGTGGCACGTCAGTCTATATGATTGATGGTGCTGGCACTAAGTGGGCACCTAAGAAAGGCACCCGTAAGTACAACAAAGATGCCTTCATTGTCATTAAAAATAAGTCACGAGATCCAATGGTTCCATCTAAAGCACCAACTGAGTAATAAATAGGAGGGTAATCCCCTCCTTTTTTAATGGCAAGAAGTATCAAAGAGGCGTGGGCTGACTATAAACGTCACTATGCAACAGGGTTTGAGGTCAATGCAAAGAAAGACATCCCTGTGTATGATGGGTATAAGAGCACACGTAAAATAGCAACAATAAAAAAGGGGACTCCAGTACATGTCAAACCCCTGACGGGGGAGAACTATGTCACTAAGATTGAGGTTACTTTTGATAGTGATAAGCATGGATGGATCACCACAACTGCTCTAGGAAAACCAAATGCCTCACCATCAGGTAAAAAGAAAAAGTCATGTCCGATGAAAC